GACACAATAATGGTTGCACAGGGTGTGGGGATAGGTCGGACAATTGAAGCTGCTACGTTGGCTTGCACTCGTCAGATTTGCGGTTTCATCGGTTATATGTTTTATTCCGGTGATAGACGCATTGTGACGGCTGCTACCTTTGCTCGGTTCAAATCCAACCTGTTACGCGCCCTTTACGCTTTCACTCCAGCGCCCACACAGCCGCAGTATAGTTTTCCGATCACGATCCCGCCAGATTTTAATCAACGGGGTCCGGCTGTAGAAGGGACACCTGAATGCTCAGCATTAATGCGCTGGGTTGATGAAATGATAAGTCGTCCGGATGAGGCACACCCGGAGTGTCGTGTGACGCTGGGTTGTTCGGACGCGCGGCCTCCACATAAATCAGAACCTGATCTTGAAAGTGGGAAACCGTTGTTTTATTTCTTGGTTCACGATTGGGCTGATAATGCTGTCTTGGGCTACCTGCCTGCTGGGGGCCCTATAAGGTTCTTCGCTCGTGATTCGGACGGATGGGAGAGGTCCATCTATTCCATCTGTGCCCTCGACAAACCGGGGGATGTGATCTACATTTCCTCCGGTCCAGGTTCGTATCGTGTCGTCTTCGTGAGGAACGAGGCGGGTTGGTATCGTGACTTGACTCAAGAGGGTGTAGAGCCCAATCCAGGGCCAAGGGAGCCGAACAGATATAAGGAAGCCAGGCTAACCGTCACTTGTCCTGTATGTGACGGCCGTGCCAAGATGATCAACCGTCATCGCTTCTTGCGCATTGATTTTACGAACGAGAAGAATAATTTTAAGTTGACCATGCGCATATGTAATCAGGTTTACGTGGCTACAGTGAATTCCGTTTTGTTGAGTGAATCTCAACTTAAAGCGGCTTATGGCCATTGCAAGCGTCTGGGCCTCGGCGCTGCTGATCTGAAGCGATGTATGGAAAATCGGGAAGTGCTGAAACGTGCAGGCAAGAGATGCTGGACCGTTCAGGCACATTGGGTTGATGGTAGTGATGATAAGACCTGGGTCTATAAAAACTATGGTCGTCATGTTACGTGGTCGGGTGTAAACTACTTCGGTGTTCCCGAACAGGTCTACCGCCTGATTGAGAAACACATCAACCTTTGCCCCAGACCCGTTCTTGTACACCCCTCAGTGGGCCCAGGAGAACCGCTGATCGCATTCGTGAAAGGGTCGACGAGGAGACCTACGACCATCGAAGGTCTGTGTGATTGGTGGACATATGCTCATGATGAGCTAATACAGTGGTGGCGCCTGGATGAAGAATTTAAACGAGAGACTAGCTTTCCAGGTTGGAAATTGCCCTACTGGGCTCCACCGCAATTTACCCCCCCCGATGATTTGACGCGGGAGGGGATTGAACCCAATCCTGGTTGGGGCCGAGGCTCGGACAAGCGTGCATCAGGACAGAAAGGTGCGTCGCCCGGGCCACAACACAAACCTTCTTCCGGTGGGGGGAAGAAGGAAACCAAATTCCGGGGGAAGAACAAGGAGAAAAGTAAGAATCCCCGGAAGGAATATCAGCCACGTCCTATGCGCACCAATTATGATCGTAAAGTTCAGGAAG